AGCATCTGATTCCCCGCCCAGGAGTATTTGTACGGGTCGCACGTGAAGACCAGGGTCTGCCGGGCAAAGCGCCGGACAATGATTTCCGTGTCGATGGGTTCCAGGCATGCCGCCAGACGGAAATAGTCCGGATCGTAGCTGTCCGACAGCACCCGGTAGTCCGCCGGGCTCAGCCATTTGGCGACTTCATCCACCGACAGCAGTACCCGGTCCCGCTCCTCCTTCCGGCACCACACCCGGTAGGATACCTCCGCGTTTTCATACGCCCCTTCATCGTCCAGATAATCCCCGGACCGCCCCGGCACCGAAATCCGGTTCACCTTCCTTTTGGGCTTCTTCGTGATCTCCGGCTGCTCGATGGACAGCCCGAAATCCCGGGAATCCTTCCCGTCAAACCGCAGATAGCTACGTAAGACTTCCACGCGCTCTAACCTCCTTCGCTACGTCGTAATCCAGCCGCTTTTTGAATGTCCGGTAAATCTCCTCCGCGTCCTGTGCCTGCGTCTGGATCACGATGGACTCTTTTTCAAAGGTGATGCCCGGATAGGAAGAGACTGGAGTTGCTGTTTCCACAACGGGATCAAACCTCATGGTAGGCACATAGGTAAGCTGATCCATGCTTTCCCGGATGGATCGCAGGGCTTTGGGCACAGCCGATTCCACACCTACAGAGATACCTGGAGGAATGAAACGTCCAATTTCTTCTTCCATAAGTTTTGATGGAGAATGGATACCGAAAAAGTCTTTGATTCCGTCTACAATTCCGGAACAAAATCCGCTGATCTGATTCCACAGCCATCCGGCGGCTCCTGAAATCCCGTTCCAGATTCCGGATACGATATTCCCGCCGATCTCCAGCATTTTCCCGGGGAGGTCCTGAAAAAAGTTCAGAATTCCATCCACCGTATTTTTTGCTGCTTCCTTGGCTTTAGAAACCATATTGCTTCCGAACTGGATCACCTTGTTTACGGTATTGGTAAGCCAGGTCCAAAGCTTTCCTGGGAGCTGCTGGAACCAGTTCACAACAGCGTCCACCGTGTTTTGTGCGGCTTGCTGTGCATTAGTCAACATTTGGGATCCCCAGCTGATCAGGTCGGAAACAACGTTGCATAGCCAGGTCCAGATTTTTCCCGGAAGCTCTGAAAACCATTGGACGATGCCATTTATAATTTTCGGGATCTCGGTGGTTGCCCAATTCCAAGCGTTGATTCCGAACTGTAAAATTGCGGCTATTCCTTGTCCCAATGCATAGCCGATGTTGTATGGAAGCTGCTGGAACCAATCGATAACGCTCTGAATCACGCCGGGAATCGTCACTGTGAAAAAATTGACGATAGCTGTCCAGCAGTCGGAAAAGAACTGTCCCACCTGCATCCAGATTCCGTTCCACCATTCCGGGATTCCCTGAAACCAGGAAACAACGGATTGCCACGCAGCTGGTAAAGTCTCCGTGAAGAAGGACACAATTGCGTCCCAGCATGCAGAAAAGGCTTCTGAAACGGCTTCCCATGCGGAAATCAAAGCGTTTCTGAAATCCTCATTGGTGTTCCATAAATAGATTAATCCAGCTGCCACAGCGGCGACGGCGGCAATAATAAGTCCGACCGGATTCATCAAAAGTCCGACGATTTGAATCACCATTCCTATTCCGGAAATCAGTTTTCCAATCACCATAACAACCGGGCCAATAGCTGCTACTACAGCCAGGACTTTGACAATAGTTTCTTTTGTACCATCATCTAGATTTCGAAACCAGTCAGCCAGTGCCTTGACCTTTTCGGATACCGTTTGGATAATTGGGGCCACCATAGCAAGCAGAGTCTGCCCCAATTCCGTCAATGTGTTTTTAGCCAGGTTGATCGTTTTCCTGACGGTATCCCCGTTTGTGTTCAGCTTATCATAGGCTGTGGATGTGGCGCCGGTTGCGTCGCTCATGGCTCCCAGCTTATCCTTAAAGGTGTCGAACTGTGACCCTGTTAGGGCGGTCATAGCTGTGATTGCTTCCGTGCTGCCCAGCAAAGTGCCCAGCTTGTCCGCCTGCCCGCCAGTTTCATCCTGCAAAATCTGCAGCACCCCTGAAAAGCCCTCGCCTTCCAACATGGCCTGCGCGTTGGAATATCCGTACTTTTCAATCAACGACTGCATGTCGGTGGTAGGTTTCATAAGGCTGGAGAAAATAGATTTCAGCTGTGTGGAAACCTCTGCCGTGTTTCCGGTAACACCGGTCAAAGTGGCCATAGACCCAAACAACTCCTCATAGGAGATATTCAGGGAATTGGCCAAAGGAAAGAGGGGTTGCATGGATTTTGCCATCTCCGGGAAGGTTGTAACGCCAAGCTTTGCTGTCTGAAAGGCAAGATCTGAAATCTTTTGTGCGGTCGCTCCGTTAATCTGGTTATAGCCTTTCATACCGGCTGAAATCAAGGATACGGAGTCAGATACCTCTGCACCGCCTGCCTTGGCGGATTTTGCCATAGTCCCAAAGATATCCACGGTTTCTTGTCCGCCGTCTCCCAGGGAGGAAATAGCCTGATACATGCCGTCCCCCATCAGATCGAGGGACATGCCGGTTTCGTTGCTGAAATCCTTGACAGCTTTTTCGTAGGTTCCCAGATTCTTGTCGTCATCCAGAAGGGTGTTGATGTTGGCCATGCTGTCCTCAAAGTCAGAGGCCATCTTTCCGCTTGCAATTCCTATTGTGGCGGCTGCGGCAGAAATGGGCATCAGTTTTTGTCCGGCGTCTGATACCTTTCCTCCAAAATCAATTATCTTACCGCCAGCCGTCTCAAACGCCGCAGATACGGCACTCCCCGTATCTTTCGATTTCTGCTGCAGGGATTTTAGCTGTTCTTCCGTATTGACAATTTCCCGCTGCAGATTTCGGTATTCCTGCTCATTGTATTCCGTACCCTGCTTCATTTCACTGTCGGCGGTTTTCTTGGCCTGTTTCAGCGCGGACAACTTGTCTTTTGTAGTGCTGATCTGATCCCCCAGCAATTTTTGCTTCTGCTTGAGCAGGTCGGTATTGGTAGGGTCAAGCTTCAGCAGCTTTTCCACCTGCTTCAGCTCTCTTTGGGTTGCCCCTATGGTTTTGTTGGTATCCTTAAGCGCCTTATCCAGCCCTTTGGTGTCCCCGCCTATTTCAACGGTAATCCCCTGTATCTTTTTTCCGGCCATTTATTCACCACCTAAAACCTATCAAAATCACTCTGTGTCGCCATGTAAGGATAACTGTAGTCGTCATTGGCCCGTTCGGTAAGCATATCCAGCACCATTCCAATTTCCAGATATTCCAGATCGGATTGAGAAAGGCCCAGTTCGGTGCAGCGGAGCATAAACAGCGCGTCCGTTGTCTGCCGGTCCCTGGGCCTTACTTGTTTTTTGCCGGAACAAGCGTCAGGTTATCGATATTCCACAGTTCCAGAATCTGGGGCAGAATTGTATAGATAGAAAACATGCTGAAACCCTCCAACCATTCATCAGGCGAGGCCGGAACTTCCTCCGGGGCCGCATGTTTCGCCATCACGTACGCCACATTTTCAAAAACGGTAAGGTCCGTCACCCCAAACTCTTTTTCTTCGTTCTGGACCTTCTGGAAGGATTTTTCTAGCTCCGTCATGTCCTGAATCAGATCACGGTGAAACTTGACCCTGTACAGGCGCGGGATAGCTGCCGTGGCCTTGAATTTTACTTTTTTCCCGTCAATCGTAATTGTCTTCTCCATTTGTTTCCCCTCCATGTTATAGTTTTGTGGAAGCGGGGACTATTCGCCGTCCCCGCTGTTGGCGTCAAGCTGTGGGCGTGGTGCTGGGGGTGTAGACCTGGTTGTACCATGCGCTGTAAGTATCCGCCTTTGTGTTGACCGTGGTTTTCCCCTGTACCAAGGCCATGCCGGTTTCAGAATGCAGTAAAGGCGTAGCGGTAAGCGTTCCAGATTCCGTTTTAGGTTCAATGCTTCCCTGTGTGGTTTCAGATTCGATACTGGGCCGAGTCATCTTGCAGTTATACAAGACGCGCCGGATTGCTTTGACGTCACCGTCAAACTCAAACAGCAGGGCAAACGCCTTAGGAACCACATTCGCATCCTCCAGCTGCACTCCGTTGGCATCCGCAGTATTTTTCATGATTTCCTCAGAAAATTCGTCCGGAACCAGTGCCGACTCAAAATCTCCGGTATACCCGTTGTTGGATACAGAAGTATAGTAAGCTATGCCGTCCGCATAAAAAACATTGGTGTCTCCCTCTGCGCTCAAGGAAAGGGAGACCGCACCTGGCCAGGGTTTTACCGGGCCGTATTCAAACGTCTCTTCATCTGTCAGCTCGGCCCAGTGGACGTTTTTTAGGTTGTATTTTACTTTATTGTCTTTTTCACTCATTGTATGACCACCTCAAATTCATAAGTTATCAGATAGGCTTTGTCTGATTCGATGTAGGTTTCAAAACTCTCCCA